GAGCATCATGATAGTCGACGCCCCAAGGCATTTCGACATAGCCCCCGCCGTAGTCCCATGCGAGGCGGAATCCGGCTCTAATGCCGTGCTACTTCCCCATAGATGCCTTCCGCGCACGCGCGGGGGGCATCACCTTCTCTCGGAAGGGCGCTTATCTCGACCTTCCTCTCAAAATCCCGTGCTCCCAATGCATCGGTTGTAAACTCGAAAAATCACGTCAATGGGCTCTTCGCTGTACTCACGAGGCCCAACTCCACTCCCAAAACTCCTTCATTACTCTCACCTACAATAGCGAACACTTACCTATTACTAATAATCAACCCACTCTACAAATGAGACACTTCCAACTCTTCATAAAACGCTTGCGTAAAAAATATTCAAACAAAACTATTCGCTTCTTCCATTGTGGTGAATACGGCGATCTTAATAATCGCCCTCACTATCACGCTCTGCTCTTCAATCATGACTTCGAGGACAAAATTCATCATAAAACTCATAATGATCAAAAATACTATACTTCAGAAATCTTAGATCAGCTCTGGACTGATCCAAAAACCAAAAAAAACATGGGCTTCTCCGTAATTGGCGATCTCACATTCGATAGCGCGGCATACGTCGCCCGCTATTGTCTAAAAAAAATCACCGGCAAAGCTGCCGAGGAACACTACGGCTCTCGGGCGCCAGAATATGCGACCATGTCCCGTCGTCCCGGCATCGGCCAAGGCTGGCTAGAAAAATTCAAATCAGACGTTTACCCTTCCGGCTTCGTTGTTCACGAAGGCCGTAAAATGTCTCCGCCTAAATACTATGATCGAGTAACCGACGAGACCGACGAAAAGGCCGTGCGCCGGTCCCGCATCTTGCGGATGCAAGAGGCTCAAAAACATACGGCTGACAACACTAAGGCTCGTCTCTCGGACCGTCATAAGGTCCAACTCGCGGCGGCTAAACTTCTCAAAAGGAACCATGACAAATGATTACCAAAATCTTTTCGGTGCTGGACATCAAAACCGGCGCTTATATGCAACCGTTCTTCTCGGCAACCATTGGCTCTGCGATCCGCTCTGTCTCCGATGCTGCTATGGACCCACAATCTATGCTGGGCCGGCATCGGGAGGACTTCCAACTCTATCTCATGGGCACCTTCGACGATGCCACTGGCCGTATCACTCCCGAGGAACACATCACGCCTCTCGGCTCTCTTCTCGAAATGGCTCCGATTAATGAAATTCAGGAGGCCGCACAATGAAACTCGGCGGAGGCTCAAACCACAAATTCTCTGTAGCTCCCCAGGCTGATATTCAGCGCTCGAGCTTCGACCGTTCGCACGGCTATAAAACCACCTTTGACGGTGGCTACCTGTATCCGATTTTCATGGATCAGGCTCTGCCCGGCGATACCTTCAACCTTAAAATGACGGCGTTCGCCCGTCTCTCAACGCCCATATTTCCGATCATGGATAATATGTATATGTCTACCTTCTTCTTCGCCGTTCCCTATCGTTTGCTATGGGACAACTTTGAAAAATTCAACGGCGCTCAAGATGATCCTGGCGATAGCACCTCCTTCATCCTGCCCGAAATGACCGTGCCAGGCGGCGGCTATCTTGAGGGCTCTCTCTCCGACTACCTCGGCCTTCCGACACAGGTGGCTACTTTCGAACACTGCTCCTTATGGCACCGCGCATACAATAAAATCTTCAACGATTGGTTTCGAGACGAAAATTTGACTGACTCTGCGGTTGTGGACACCGATAATGGCCCGGATACCGATACGGACTATGTCCTGCGTCGTCGTTCAAAACGTCACGACTACTTCACTTCGGCTTTACCTTGGCCCCAGAAAGGCACTGCCGTCGCGCTTCCTCTCGGTACAACTGCTCCCGTGAAAGGGATCGGCTCAAATACCCAAAATTATAACGTTGGCCCCTATAACGTTTACGAGGACAGCGGCACTGGTACCCGTGCCTATGCTGACTATAAGGCTTCTACCCTCGCTACTGCTGACGACAACATTATTATGGAGGAGGATCCCGACAATGCAGGATTTCCCCGCATCTACGCAGATCTCACAAACGCCACAGCCGCCACCATCAACCAACTCCGCGAAGCCTTCCAAATCCAAAAACTTTACGAGCGGGATGCTCGGGGCGGCACCCGCTACATCGAAATTGTTAAAAGTCATTTCGGCGTTACCTCGCCTGACGCTCGGCTCCAAAGGGCTGAATATCTGGGTGGCGGAGTATCAAATATCAACATCGCTCCGGTGGCTCAAACTTCTTCCACGGACGCAACAACACCACAGGGCAATCTATCGGCTTTCGGCACCGCCTCTGCTATGGGGCACGGCTTTACTAAATCCTTCACTGAACACTCGATCCTCCTGGGTCTGGTATCGGTTCGTGCCGATCTCGGATATCAACAGGGCCTTAATCGAATGTTCTCGCAATCTACTCGCTGGGATATGTTCTGGCCTGCTCTCGCCCACATTGGCGAGCAAGAAATTCTTAACAAGGAAATCTATACGGATACTGCTGTCAACAATGCACTCGTTTTCGGATATCAAGAAAGATATGCCGAATATCGCTACAAACCTTCACAAATCACCGGCGCCTTTCGCTCAAACGCTGCCACCACTCTCGATCCCTGGCACCTTGCCCAGGACTTCGGGGCTTTACCCCTCCTCAATGACGCCTTTATACAGGACACGCCACCGATCTCACGCGTCGTCGCTGTGATAACCGAACCAGAATTCATCTTCGATAGCTGGTTCAATATGCGGTGCGTTCGGCCTATGCCGATGTACGGTGTTCCCGGCCTGATCGATCATTTCTAATGGAAATGGACCTCCAATTGATGGTCGAAATGGGCCGGGATATCCCGGTCCGCTACGGCTTCATCGGCGCGATCCTTGGCGGGATCGCGTCTGCCGTGGTCGGCGGAATTCTTTCGAAAAGTTCCGCCAAAGCCACCAACACCTCTAATCAGGCAATCGCTCAACAAGAAACTGAAGCCAATATGGCTTCGGCCCGTGAGGCTAATGCGCTCACGGACAAACTGTCCCTTCGTGCTACCAAATCAACGGAAGGAATGACCGCCAGTGCCCTTGCACTTTCAAAATCTCAATTTGACCAATCTCAAGCTTTTAACGAACGAATGTCCAACACGGCGTATACGCGTGGCATTGTCGATCTGCGAAATGCTGGACTTAATCCGATCCTCGCGGCCACCAGGGGTCAAACTTCTTCCCCTACCGTATCTGGCGGGGCTGCTCCTTCTGGATCGGGAACTGGCGGCTCTGGGACCGCTGCTCGCGTCTCGCCCTTTAGGAAAATCGACGCTGGCCTCCAGGCACTCAATTCCGCCGCGGCTATTGGCCGCGTTACTGAGGAAATCAAGGCAATGAGCCTTGCCAACAAAGCCCGCGAACGCTGGGGCGTCGGTGTGCTCGCAAATCAAGCGGAGACCATCGCTAAGACGTCTAAAACAATAAAAAAACGTGCCAAATCTCACATTGTCGGACCCGGCATGGCTGCCGGAAAACGTGTTATCGCCATTACGAAACACAAACTGAAAGACGAATGGAAATCAACCAAGGCTCAAGCCCGTCGTAACGCCGCCGCTCGCGGTCCTCGCTCCAACTGGGGCATGTGGGATAAATCATCCCCCTACAATCGAAGGAACAAATAATGGAAATCCGCTCTGCCTATAGCTCGAAACCTCGCGTTCAATTCGACCAATCTATCCCTGATCCCATCACTGGCGAAGTCCAAACCTCTATGACCAAACAATCCTTCGCTGGCGAAAGCCAAATCAACAATATCATGGCCAAATATGAAAAAACCGGGGTCATTGACCACGTAAAAAATCATGGCGGCTATGTCGAAATGCCTTCGGGCGTCGACTATCATGATGCTCTCAATCTCAGTCTCGATGCTCAAGCTGCATTCGATGAACTGCCCGCCAAAATCCGGAAAGAATTCGATAATGATCCGGAGACCTTTCTAACTTTCGTTGATAACCCTGCTAACGTCGAACGAATGGCCGAACTCGGGCTAATCGAACCCGCTGCGCCGGTCGTATCAAAGACCGAAGCCGAACCTGAGCTACCTTTGGTAGTTGATGAAACCACGGCGGCCGAATAGGCCGCTTGACATTGGGTACAGTTGCCTCACTAGATGTAACTGTACCCACTGACACCAAACTCAGGAGAAATCACCATGGCCTATCGAAAACGGATGAAAAAATCCCGCTCAAAAAAGCTCTTTCGTAAAACTGCTGGAACCTCCCGCAAAAACAATCCCCGCCGTAGTCCCATGCGAGGCGGAATCCGGCTCTAATGCCGTGCTACTTCCCCATAGATGCCTTCCGCGCACGCGCGGGGGGCA